GCGCAGTACATGATGCCCACGGCTGACGGCCGGGTGACGCCTGCAGGTGGCGGCGGTGCCAGCCGGCAATGGACCGTGATCATCAACAACGCACCGCCCGGCACATCGGCCTCGGTGAACAACGAGGCGCGCACCGTCCAGGTCAACGTGGCAGAGGTCGCCGCGCAGATTACCGAGCGCCGCGGGCCGGTCTGGTCAGCCCTCCAGACCACGAACGTGCAGGGCAGACTGTAGGTAGGCGCTACCTATCATCGCGGGCATGCCTGCCCCCTATCCGTTCGGCCTTCGCACCGTCATCAGCGCCAGCAAATCGCGCAGCCAGCCCGCAGCGTTCGGCGTTTCGAGCCCGCGCCGGGGCTATGCCTACTTCCAGGCCACGGGCACCGACACGCCGGTTCTGTGGGACGTGACATTCCGGTTTGACCGCTGCGATGCCGTCAACTTCCAGCTTTGGTTTACCCAGACGCTGCAGCGCGGGGTGCTTGACTTCACGCTGCCGATCAAGACCGAATTCGGCGTGCTGGACCACACCTGCAACTTTCTGCCCGATGGCCTTCTGGACACGCGGCAGGACGGGGAAATCTGGGAGTACACGGCGCGCATCCTGGCGCGTGCGCAGCTGATCCCGGCCGACGCGATCACGGCATGGGGCGGCGCCTTCGCAGGCCCCATCCCCATCCAGATGATGGCCGTAAGCACGCCGTACACTTTGAACCTGGCGAGCTACTTCACGGGCGGCCTGGGGCCGTTTACCTACTCGGTGGAGACGCTGAGCCTGCCGCCAGGGCTGAGTCTGGACGCATCGACGGGCGTGGTTTCCGGCACGCCGACAGCCGCCTCTACGCTGGCCGGTGTCGTCTTCAGGCGCGCCGGGGCCTACTGTGTGCGGCAGTTCACCAACGCGGTGACCTTCGACGTGCAAGGGCCGGACCCCTACTTTTCCAGCGTGGTTCTGCTGCTGAAGTTCGAGGGTACAAACGGCTCCACGTCGATTGTCGACAGCAGCAGCTACGCGGACAACAAGACCGCGAACACCGATCAGTCAATCAGCACGTCGGTCAAGCGGTACGGCGCGTCAAGCCTGCGGGTAGACGCTGCCGCACCGCTGGGCATCACATGGACAGGATCGCGCTTTGCCCGACCAGCCGGCACGGCCTGGACTGCCGAGGGGTGGGTCAACATCGCGTCGCCTTTCAATGGAACGGAGGCCCCTCCGATCTTTCGCCTGGACGGCAACATCAGCCAGGTGCTACAGGTCTCCAAGACCTCGAACGTGGCCGGCAGGCTATCAATTCGCTACGTCCTCGACACGCCATTCGATGTGAACTGCACCCCTGACGCAAACGGGTGGTTTCACTGGGCGGTGGCTGTGCAGTCTGACAACGTGGCCCGGGTTTTCTTGCAAGGCGCGGTTGTCAGCACCGGCACGCTTGCGGCCACAACAAGCGGCAGCACCTGCGGCGCCAAAGTTGCGGGAACGACACTGGGCAGCTATTACCCGATGACCGGATATTTGGACGACACGCGGCTAACCATGGGCGTGTGTCGCTACACGTCGGCATTCACCCCGCCGCTGGACATGCCCACGTCCTGACCCAATGAACAAAGCCGAGTTCTGGGCCACCAAGAGCCCGTTGCCCGAGTACCACGCGGTCACGTTCACGCACCCGTCATTTGCTGCGCCGATCCGCCTAGTGGCGAACGTGTACGCGGCGGTCACGCTCAGCGGCAACGTGCACACGCCGGCGCCCATGCAGATCAGGCCGCCCGAGACCGGCACCAACTCGCAGCCGAAGCTTACGCTGTCCTTCCCGCGCTTGGTGGTGGGCCGTCAGTTCAAGCAGCAACTGGCCCTGATCGTGGCCTCTGGCTCGCGGGCGCCCATCGTGGTCACGTATGCGGTATACACCGGCGACACCGCGGCGCCCACGGTCACCTGGACGCTGTACGCGGTCGAGGGCGGCGGCGTGGCATTCAGCGGCGAGACGGTGCAGGTAAGCGCAGGCCTTGACAACCCGATGCAGCGCGCCGTCGCGCCGGTCTACCTGCCCGAGACCTTCACCGGCCTGCAGGGCGCCTAAGCCCTTGGACGGCGCCGCGCTGATGACCCCGGAGGCGTTTGCTGCCCGTATGGTCGGCGTGCCATGGCAGCGGTGGGCCAGCGGGTGGGACCGCTGCGACTGCTTCGGCCTGGTGGTGCTGTATTTCCGCGCCGTGCTGGGCATCGGCCTGGGCAGCGTGCCGCACACCAGCATCGAGGCCGGGTTCGATGCAGCCACCGGCTGGCGCGAGTGCGGCCCCGAGCCGGGCACCACGGCCTTCATGACCTGGCGCGACGGTGCGCCGACGCACTGCGGCGTGCTGCTGGCCGGCGGGCGGCTGCTGCACGCCAAGGAAGGCCCCGCAGGCACGGGCAGCGTGCAGATCACGCGCCTGCCGGTCATGGTCCGCCTGTGCCGCGACCTGCGCTTCTACACCCACGAGGGAATCCAGTAATGCTGACCATCCTCAACGACCCGGCTGGGATTACCGGGCGGCAGCATTTCCTGCTTGACTATGGCCGGACGCTGCAGGACAACATCCGGCTGGCTATGCCGGGCGGCGGCGCTGACTGCACGCTGATGATCAACGGGCAGACGGTGGACCCGCTGACAGACCCCAGGCTGGACAGCCCCCCGGACCCCGCCGACATCATCTGCGTCATCCAGCGCCCGGCCGGTGGCGAGCTGCTGCTGTACGCGCTGGCCGCCGTGCTGGTTGTGGCCAGCCTTGCCCTAATGCCAAAGCAGCCGGGCGAGCAGGTGCAGCAGGACAGCCCGAACAACCGGCTGACGGGGCAGAGCAATATCGCCCGCACGTACCAGGCGATCCCGGACGTGTACGGCCTGCGCCGCGTTTGGCCGGACCTTATCCAGGCCTCGTTCGTTGAGTACATCGACCACGTCAAAAACATCACTGAGTGGCTGTGCGTCAGCCGTGGCAAGGGGACCATCACCGACGTGCAGTTTGCGGATACGCCGCTGCCGGACATCCAGGGCGCGACCTATCAGATTTCAGAGCCCGCATCGTCGCCGAGCGCCTACCCCGAGCTAAACACTACGACGCTGTCGAACGTCTACGAGACCTTTGCCTGCCCGGACGTGAACGGGCAGGAGATGGGCAGCGTAGCGAGCCCCGAGGTGATCGAACGCACCGGCACCCTGAGCGACAACGGCACGAACCTCACCATCAAGTTCACCGATGAGTCGGCGTGGGCGAACCTAAAGTCGCTGGCGCCGTCTGGCTATGCTTACGTGACCTTCTCCTATGCCACCTTTGCATCTGGCGGCGGCTACGGGTACGTCGGCTCAGAATTACAAGTGCTGAGCTACAGCGTGGCCGGGGGCGACGTGACCTTCGTGTTTGACTATCCGATCCTGGCCGATGCCGACCCCAGCCCGCAGGCTACGGTGGTGCGCATCAACGGAGGGGCCACAACCACAACCGCCATCGGCCCCTTCACGCTGCCTGCGCCGTCCGACCGCATTCACTGGAACGTGGCCTTCCTGCGCGGGCTGAAGGGCTCGGTCAACATCAAGGCCGAGTGGTGGAAGATCGACAGCGCAGGCGCTGAGATTGGCGGCACGCGGCAGAACCAGACCTTCACCTACACCGCCGACACCTACGATCAGCGGTTCTACACCCAGAAGGTCACGCCGTCAGCGGGCCTGGGCACCTACCGCGTGACGCTGTCCCGGCTGACGGCCGACCTGGGCAACGGCGCGGACGTGGCCAAGCTCGAGGCGCTGTATGCGGTGCGCTACTACGCCACCAAGACGCTGCCCGGCGTGACCGTCATCCGGGTGACTACGCAGGCCACCGAGCAGGCGACCGGCATCAAGGACCGGCGCTTCAATCTGCGGTGGAACCGGCACGTCCGCACGCTGACCACCACCACGCTGTCGGCCTCGCGCAACTTTGCCCGCGCCATGGCCCACCTGTGGTGCGTGGCTGGCGAGAACATCGCCGAGCTGGACACGACCACGCTGGCGGCCATCAACACCGCGCTGGGCGAGACATCGTCGCTGCTGCGCTTTGACGGCACGCTGGACGACGCCGACATGAGCCTGGGCGAGCGGCTGCAGCGCATCGCCTACACCGCCCGCTGCGCCGTGTGGCGTGACGGCTCGAAGTGGACGGTTACCCGGGAGCAGGAGCGCACAACGCCCGATCTGCAGCTTGACTACCGCAACCTGGCG